ACTCAACGCTAAGAACCGCCAGCGAGCGATAGATATTGTGGGATACGGAAAGCCAGTTGAAGCGGTAAAAACTCTTTGTGGCAATTGTGGTGTTTTCGACCAAACCAAGAAAATGCTCGGATGTATTTCTATGGGCTTGCCTATGGAAAACCCAATAGAAGAAAATGACCGTGGATATTGCGGCTCTTTTCAATTTGCTTGTTCCGCTTCCCACACTTGTAAGGCTTGGGTCGAAGGTGGTCCAATCGTTGACGGGGATGAAGAAGAATCCGAAGGCGTAAAAATCGAAATCGAAATAGAAGTTAAAAAAGCCACTGATGTAAAAGTAGGCGATTTCGTGCGATGGGATTCAAACGCCTCGGTCGCGCAAGGTAAGGTTGAGCGTGTTGTCCGAGATGGAAAAATCAATGTTCCTAATTCTTCATTCGAAGTTAAGGGCGAGCAGGATAACCCAGCACTGCTTATCCGTATTTACAAGAAGTTCGCGGATGGTTGGAAAAAGACGGACACTCTAGTTGGGCATAAGGCTTCAACTGTTAGGTCTATCCAGCCACTTGACTAATGGCAGCAATTAGTTGTCCCTTGTGTGGCACATATTTCAAACGAAAGTTTGGTGCTATTCTTGTGGATGGAACGACAGTTTGTATAAGTTGTAAAGTGAGAGAAATCGCTAAGAACATGGAAAACGGCTCAGAGGCTTAGTCCCCTGTAAGTTTTGTGTGTCTAGTGGCTCATATCACTTAAAAAGATGTTATTCTGCTCAGAAGATGAAAGGGATGTCAATGGCAAAGGCTCGTAAGATGGTTTCATTAAACATCGAAGAAACAAGCGGCGTTGACCACCCAGCACATCTACAAGAGGGGTGGTTGGTCATTAAGTCCTCGGATTCTGATGTATCAGACCTTCTCGCAGACCTTGTAAAAAATCAAACCATAGATGGGACTGAGGAGGAACCAATGACCCAAGATGCAAATACAGTTGAAACTCCTGTTGATGCAGTTGTTGCGGAAGAAACTCCAGCAACAGACGCTACAGCAGCAGAAGTAGAAAAAGGCAAAATGATGGACGCTCAAGCAAAGATTGATGAACTTGAGAAGAAGTTAAAGATGTATGAAGAAGAAATGGACAAACTCAAGCACGGCAAAGACAAGATGAAAAAAGATGCCGATGAAGTTGTCGAAGCAGACGCAATTCTAAAGTCTGCTCCTGAGGCAGTGCAAAAGATGTTCGCTGATATGCGTAAAGCCGCAGATGAAGCAACCGCTCGCGCAGTAGCCGCAGAAGAAGTTTTGTTAAAAGAACGCGATGCCCGTGCTGATGCCGAAGCAATTGAAAAGGCAAAGTCATGGTCACACCTACCACTAGACGCAGAAAAGATTGGTCCCGCCCTTCGCAAGTTGGCTGGTATTGATTCTGACCTCGCTAAGTCAGTAGAAGACCTGCTAACCGCTGTAGAGGCGCAAGCAGAGTCAGCAAACATATTTGCCGAAATCGGCAAGTCTTCTGCACCAGTAGGGGGAAATGCTTACGAGCAACTCACAGCCCTTGCGAAGTCAGCAGTAGAAACAGGCGGTGGAACATTTGAAGCAGCGTTCGCGGATGCAGTTTCAAAGAACACTGACCTATACAGTCAATACCTCAACGAGAAAGGTGTCAAGTAATGGCATATGAAATCAGTAATTACTCAGTAAAGGTTACGCTCGTTGCGGGTGCAGACCTATCTACTAAGCAATACACATTCGTAAAGTTAGACTCATCAGGACAAGCAGTAGCAGCAGCAGCGGCTACTGATATTCCAATCGGAGTTCTACAAAATGCTCCAACATCAGGACAAGAAGCAGAAGTTCTTATTGTTGGAGGAACAAAGATTGTTGCAGGAGCAGCAATCGCAGAAGGCGCACTTGTTGGAACATCATCAGCAGGTAAGGCAGTTGCTCTTGTCGCTGGAACAGATACCACAAAATATGTCGTTGGCACACTACTTACAGAATCAGCCGCAGATGGCAACATCGTGACTGCTGTAGTTAACTGCGCTAACCCTGGTCGAGCAGCATAAGGAGCAAATAAAAAATGCCACAGCCATCAATTAACTCAGTCCATGTAGATGCGATTCTGACAAATATCTCAGTAGCGTATCTACAGAAGCAAGAGAACTTTATTGCAGACAAGGTTTTCCCTGTCGTTGCAGTAGATAAGAAGTCTGACAAGTATTTCACATACACCAAGAATGATTGGTTCCGTGACGAGGCTCAACGCCGCGCAGATGGAACTGAGTCAGCAGGTTCAGGCTACAACCTATCAACAGGAACATACTCAGCAGATGTGTGGGCTTTCCACAAGGATGTTGGCGACCAAACAGTTGCTAATGCTGATGCTCCACTAAATCCTCTACGCGAGGCAACAGAGTTTGTAACTCACCGTTTGCTTCTCCGCAAGGAACTACAGTTCGTATCTGATTTCTTCACCACAGGTGTATGGGCAGACGATGTAACAGGTGTTGCAGGAGTTCCATCATCAGGTCAAGTAAAGCAGTGGTCAGATTACTCATCATCAGACCCAATCAATGACATCGAAGCAGCAAAGTCAGAGATTCTTTCAAACACAGGAATGGAAGCCAATACACTTGTTCTTGGCTACGAAGTATTCCGTCAGTTGAAGAATCACCCTGACCTAGTTGACCGCATTAAATACACATCTTCACAAACAATCACAGAAGATATGCTTGCTCGTATGTTCGACCTAGACCGCGTTTTAGTTGCTAAGGCAGTAAAGGCAACAAACAACGAAGGTGCGTCAGAGGCATATTCATTCGCATACGGCAAGGCAGCACTTCTTTGCCATGTCGCTTCTGCTCCAGGACTCTTGACACCATCAGCGGGTTACACCTTCTCATGGACAGGCGTTTCAGGCGGAATTGGTTCAACAATCGGAGTATCTTCATTCCGTATGGAGTCACTAAAGGCAGAGCGCGTCGAGGCTGAAATGGCTTTCGACAACAAGGTAATTGGCGCTGACTTGGGTTACTTCTGGACTTCAATCGTCGCGTAATAAGTAAACAGGTAGGGGGGGATGGGCTAATAACCCTCCCCCCTCTTTACAAATAGGAGAAAAAAATGCCACAGGTAAATAGACTTACTCGCGGTGAGGCAGCAGTTGGAGCGTTACAAATTGGCGACAACGATACTGTTTACGGTATCGAGTTTGGCACAGTAGCGATTGACCCTGCTTCATTAGGAGCAACAACAAGAGGCGCAACAACTTTTACACTAACTGGTGCGGAGACAACTGACATCATTATTGTAAATCCTCCTGCAACTCTCAACGATGATTTAATCTTCGCTGGAGCAGCAGTAACAGCAGCAGACACAGTAACCATCTATCTCTACAACCCAACAGCAGGAAGTATTGACCAAGCGTCAGCAACCTTCTCATACTGCTGGATTGATACCACAGCGTAAGATGAGAGCAAAACTATTAAAGCCGATGGTTGTTAACGGCGAAAGCCTTGCAGCAGGTTCGGTGGTTGATGTTAGCGGATGGCGCAATTATCGTTCACTCGAATCAATGCGCTATCTTGCTTTCATCTATGAAGAAGAAGTAAAAGAAGAAAAGCCAAAGGTAACTAAGGCGAGCGTAAAAACAATCCAAGAAGCATAAAGCGAGGGTAGAAAATGGCAGTTACACATAACATAGTTTCAATAGGAACAAGTGCGACTACTATTTCAAGCGCCGTTAGCGATAGAGATGGACATTCAGTTCTAGTCCAAAATCCATCAGAAAGCACAACTGTTTACATAGGTGGTGCTGGAGTTACCACAACATCATATGGAGTGGCGCTTGCAGGTGGGGCAGATATCTCTATTGACTTACAGCAAGGTGAAATCTTGTATGGGGTCGTTGCTTCAAGCACACAAAATGTAAATGTATTACGCGCTGGCAACTAAAAGGAACTAACAAGTATTTGTAGGGGGATGACATGGCACTTACGCCCGACCTTTCTACAGTTACGCTTACAGGAACTTATGTAGATATTCTAGGTAATCCTAGAACGGGTTCTGTAAGGTTTTCCCCTCAAAGCATTATTAAAGACAGCGACCAAAATCAAATTATCGTAAACATTCCAGTTACAGCCACGCTTAATGGCAGCGGTTCATTTTCGGTCGTGTTACCAGCAACTAATGACACAGATGTCGCGCCCATCCCTTTTGCATATCAAGTAGAAGAAATCTTTAGTGGCGGGCGAACATTTTTTATCACCTTGCCTACTGGTGGAAGCACAGAAGACATCGCTGATTTAGCACCCGCAGTAACACAAGCCGAATCAGTTAATTATGTAACACAAGACCAATACACCGCATTAAATGGTCGTTATAGTGCAGCGCAAGCGAACTACAATCAAATTGACGATATTGCGACCACTTTGGAGCAAGCAGAATCTTATGCTTCGCAAGCCTCTGTTTCCGCGTCAGGTGTTACTAAAGCCAGCCATCAATTTATGTTAATGGGGTTGTAAATGGCTGAACCATATGTAGCAATCGCCCGACACACGGTTTCAGCGGCGATAATGACCCAGTTAGAAAACGCCCTCACCACAATCGATGACGATGTTGAGGCAATCATTGTCGATAGAAATGCGGCTTTAGTTGCTCTAACCTCAACCCAAGAATCAGAAAAACAAGCGAACTATGGACTTTTGTTAGGGGGAGCATAATGGCTATTGATGCTTCGGTAACGCAGATTCCTGTTGCGGGTAATTATGTTGACTTTTTGGGTAATCCAATAGCAGGACAAATCCAATTCACTTTGTCGGATATGCTTAGAAACTCATTGGCTAACCAAATGGTTACGCCTTCAACCGTGTCAATTACTCTCGACAGTAATGGTTCATTCTCAACAACTTTGCCAGCGACAAATGACGCAGATTTAATCCCGATATTCCAATACACCGTCGAAGAAGCCTTTCCAAATGGCAGGACATATACAATCTCTTTGCCAGCCGCTAGTGCTGGAACACTTAACCTTGCCGATATTTCCCCAGCGCCGACTATAGATGTTACTTATATTGGTCTTGCTACCGAAGTGCCTTTTGCGACTTTAGAATCAAATATCAATGCGCTAGATGCGTTGATTGACCAAGCAAATAACGAGTTTCCTTTAGCGGGAACTTATGCTTACATCCCACAGGCTTATGCGACTTATGCGCAAGTCAACTCTGCCTTTGCTACTTACGCTCTGCTAAACTCAGGTCCATATCCAGTTTCAGGCAGTGACCTTGCAGCAGAAGTAGCATTAGCGGATGCGGCGCGAGTTTCGGCACAAGCGTCTGCGACAACGGCTTCAAGCACTTTATCGGCTAGACTTAACCCAATGCTACTTATCGGAGGATAAAATATATGGCAACTACTTACAAGGTGTTAGGGCAGTCTAATCCTGCTGCTACCACACTAACTACTCTTTACACTGTCCCCTCTGCAACAGAAGCAGTAATTTCGACAATCAGCGTAACGAATATTTCAGGCTCGGCTATAACCTACAGAATTGCAATTCGCCCTGATGGTGCTTCAATTGCAAATCAGCATTATTTGGCTTATGGTGCAAGTTTAGGAGCAAATAGCACTACAGCATTCACTCTAGGTATCACGGTAAATGCAGCAGATGTTATTTCAGTTTACGCTTCGGATACAAACGCTGTATTCCAAGCATTTGGAACGGAGATTGCATAATGGCAATTACACTCAACGGTGCAGCAGGTGTTAGTTTAGCAACAATTGAAACTGAGACCCTGACTTTGACCAATAAAACACTAAGTTTGGGCAGTAATACCGTCACAGGCACTCTTGCTCAATTCAATACCGCAATAACAGATGCAAATTTAGCAGATGAAATCTTAATCGTGATGGGAGCAATTTAATGCCAACAACGCCAAAAACGCTTTTCCGTGGAGCAGCGACTACTACAGTAACAACTCTACTTTATACAGTTCCAGCCTCGACCACTACTGTTATTAGTAGCATCGCAGTAACTAATACAGCAAGTTCAGCGGGAACATTTACTCTCTCTTTGGGAACTGCTGCATCAGAAGTAGCACTTCACACTACAGCAGCAATCGCAGCAAATACAACTGTTTACATTGATTGCAAGCAAGTTCTTACCGCTGCTCAGGTAATCGATGGCGGAGCATCCGCTACGACAATCAATTTTCACATCGCAGGAGTGGAGATTTCCTAAATGGCTCAAACCTCTTACCCAGTTCCAGCGTCAGGGCGTAATGCTGCCCCAACGCTACAGGCAACCATTAACAACTCTCAAGTTGTAACAATCCCTGATGGAATCGAAGACCTCTTTGTTGTCGCAGTTGGCGGCGGCGCTGGTGGTGGTGGTGGTGCTGGTGGAACTTGCTACGGTGGAACAGGTTCTCCAGGAGGAGGCGGCGGCGGTTCAGGGTTCGTTGTATCAGGAATGATTGCAGGAACTCAAACTAAGTTGCCCGTTGTTATTGGCGCTGGAGGTTCAGGTGGTCCCAACGGTAACGGTAATGGTGGAAACTCATGTTCTGCGAACAACGGCAGTGCTGGTAGTGCAGGTGGTGTAACTAAAGTCGCCGAAACAATTACAGCCTTCGGTGGAAACCCTGGTGGTGGTTCTAATACCAACACTAGAGGAAGTGGTCAAAGCGCAGGTGGAGACACAAACTCAAATACTGGCGGTTCTGCTGGTGGACCATCGGGCGGTGGTTTCGGAGTCACTATTCCAACAATTTTACCTCCAGGTGGAGGCGGACGCTTAGGTAGTTCAGGCGGTTCTGCTGGAACTTTAGGCGGTGCTGGAGGTTCAGGCGGCAATAACGGCACAAACATTCCTCAAAGTGGCAACGCGGGCGGTTCAGGCTCTGCTGGTGGCGGTGGTGGCGGTGCTGGCGGAGGCGGACGACAGGCTGATGGTGCTGGTGGTTCAGGCGGTGCTGGTGGTGCTGGTCAAGTTTTAATTTGGTATTAAGGAGAATATGACATGGGTGTATCACAAGTTCCTGCTGCGTCGGTTAGCACAAAACCAATTTTACGAACAGCAATCACATCTTCAAATGCTTCTTATGCAATAGGACA